GAGCTTTGCATCAGTTGAAGCTCAGAACCTGTCTTTCGTGCAACACTCACTGCGCCCGCTTCTCGAGCGTTTAGAGCAAGCACTCTCACCACTTTTGCCCGAGGCCGACGGCTTTATCAAGTTTAACCTTGACGCGCTGCTTCGCGGCACTACACTCGAGCGCTACGAGGCTTATACCAAAGGACTAAACGAGGGCTTCTTGTCGCTCAATGACGTCAGAGCCGTTGAAGACCTGAGCCCGCTAGGCGAGGCTGGAGATCAGTACCGTGTTCCGCTGCAGAACATTGACGCATCAGACGCTAAAGACGTCGGTCTGAAGTTGCGCACCGAAATCGCTACCAACTTGATTCAAGTCGGCTTCGAACCGAAGTCAGTGCTTGAAGCAGTCGGTTTGCCACCTATGGACCACACAGGCATTCCAACAGGTCAACTCCAGCAAGTCTCAACACTTGACCCTGAGGACCCACTTGCAGTTTATGAGGTCAAATAGTGCCATACTACATTTCGGACCAGCAGAGCGACTGCTCGGGCTGGGCAACTGTAAAACAAGAAGCAGACGGCAGTTACACCACAGTGGGCTGCCATGACAACAAACAAGACGCGATTGACCAAATGGTCGCCACCTCGATCTCCGAAAGCATAGAGCCTGGGGGCGAAGTTGGCCAACGAACAACCGTCGGGGACGATAGGAGCAAGATGAAGAAGATCGAACGTCGTACCTACACAGTACGAAACGTGGTGACACGAACAGAGGACGACGGCAAAATGCGCCTGTCGGGCTATGCTGCCGTTTTTAATAACGCCAGCGTACCGCTTCCGTTCATCGAGTACATCGCGCCTGGTGCTTTCCGCAAGACGCTTAGCGAGACTCCTGACGTGCGCCTTTTAATCAACCACGAAGGTCTGCCGCTGGCACGCACCAAAAATGGCACCCTTACTTTAACCGAGGACGAGGTCGGCTTGCGATTCGACGCAGAACTGCCTGACACAAGCGAGGCTCGAGACCTCTACACACTTATTGAGCGGGGCGACGTCGATCAGATGAGCTTCGCATTTCGCGTGATAAGGCAGAAGTTTAACAAAGACCGCAGCGAGCGCACACTGACTGAAGTGTCACTGGCTGACGGAGACGTCAGTGTTGTTACCTACCCAGCTTATCCAACGACAACGGTCGAGGCGCGTGAGCATTTGGCTCGGGCGATTCAAGCCGTCAAAGAAGGCCGCGAGATCTCAGGCGAATCACTCGTCGTCTTGCAGAGCGTCTTTGAGAAGATGTCTGAAGGCCATGAGTACGTCATGGAAGCTGTCGAAATGATGGCCGCACTAATGGGCGCCCAAGAAGAACCAGTTGAAGACGAGGCCGCAGTCCATGGGGACGAGGACGAACTCGAGGATATCATGGAGACCGAAGCCGCGACACCGCGCTCGATCTCACTTCGTCTTGCAAAAGCCCTAGTCAACAGCACAAAATAAGATTCTGCTGGCAAATCGCTAGCAGATACCGAAGTCGGAGCGAGACTCACACCCTAAAAGCGCCGTGAGCTCAATCGCCACCACCTCGATTTCAAACTCATAAGGAGCAGAATACAATGTCATACCTTGACAAAGTAGTCGAGCGCCGTGATGCAGTTAAGGCAGAAATGGACGCAGTTCTTGAAGCAGTTGCTGAAGAGAACCGCACCGACCTTACTGCAGAGGAGACCGAGAAGGTTGACGCTCTCGTTGAAGAGTCACGTTCACTCGATACAAAGATCGAAAAGCTGAAGGCACAAGCCGACGCTGATGCAAAGGCCTCAGAGGCCCGCGCTTCAGTTGCAGCAGTTGCAACTCCAGCATCTACAAGCATCAAGGTCGTGTCAGAGGCACGCACCTACGCACAGGGTTCTGAGAACTCATTCGTACGCGACGCATTCAATGCACAAGTACGCAACGATTTCGCAGCATCTGAGCGCCTTGCTCGCCACATGAAAGAGGAAGCTATCGAGCGCCGCGATGTCGGCACTTCAGCTTTCGCAGGCTTAGTGGTCCCTCAATATCTCATCGAACTAGCCGCACCTTTAGCTCGAAGCGGCAGACCGACTGCAGATTTCGCAACCAACAAGATGACCTTGCCTGCATCAGGCATGAAGTTGGAAATATCCCGTATGACAACGGGCTCATCAACTGCGATTCAGGCAACTGAAAATGCAGCTGTCAGCGAGACTGACGTTGATGACACACTGTTAACTGTTGACGTGCGCACAATCGCTGGACAACAGGACCTCAGCCGCCAGGCAATCGAGCGTGGAACTGGTATCGACACCTTCGTCGTTGCAGACCTTGTTCGTTCATGGCACACCACTCTTGACAGCCAAATCCTAAACGGTGCTGGTTCTTCAGGAACAATCAAAGGCATTCGCAACTCAGGTGGCAACGCAGTTACTTTCACATCAACTGCACCAACTGTTGCACTCCTTTACCCAAAGCTAGCTGATGCGTTGCAGCAAGTACAAAGCAACGTCTTCACAACACCAACACACTGGATTATGCACCCACGTCGCCTAGCATTCTTGCTAGCTGGCGTTGACGGTTCAAATCGTCCACTTGTTGTACCAGCAGCGGGCGCACCAATGAACGCTGTATCAACTGGCGCTGGAGTTGCACAGTATGCAAACTCAGGCTATCAGTTGCTCGGACTCCCAATCATCACAGATGCAAGCGTAGGCACAACCTACGGCACAGGCACAAACCAAGACGAAATCTACTTGGTTGACAGCCGTGAAATGCACCTATGGGAGCAACCAGGCACACCGTTCGCACTACGCTTTGATGCAACTGCCCCAGGCAACTTGACCATCAAGACCGTAGTTTATGGATACGCAGCGTTCACCGCAGAGCGTTATCCGTTGGCCGCTTCCATCATCTCAGGAACTGGTCTAGCTGCACCGTCCTTCTAAATCGAAGGCTCGGCACTAAAGTACAAGTGCAAGGCAAGTGGGACTCCCCCGACTCATTTGCCTTGCACCTCTTAGGGGGAGAGTATGAAAGCAAGCCACAAAATATCTATCGGGGTCTGTGACCCTGGCATGGTGAACGGCGATTTCGCCTTTCGCATGATTCAACTCGCACAATCGCGGTCTTCTAGGCTTGGTCCGTTTGTGCGTACCAAAGGCTCGGGTCTGCTTAGCAAGCTACGCAACCGAGTAGTTAAGTCTTTTCTCGACGACACCAACTCCGATTGGCTTTTGCTGATCGACGCTGACGAACAACTGTCGTTGCAAGCATTCGACCAACTCATCAACACTGCACACGACAAAGAGCGACCAGTAATAGCGGGCCTGTACTTCGGGGCTTGGGACGCCAATAAAAACCTTTACCCTGTGCCCGTGCCACTAATATTCAAAGACACACCCAAAGGCTTTGCACCTATCAACGACTACCAACGCAACTCGATCTTCGAGGTTGACGCTTGCGGCACTGGGTGCATGCTTATTCATCGCAGCGTGCTTGAAAAAATGCGCGAAGCTGCAGACCCAAATCAAGGCACCGACTGGTGCTGGTTTTGGGACGGGCCTATCAATGGCGAGTGGATAAGTGAAGATCTGCTTTTTTGCCGCAGGATTAGACAACTGGGCTTTCCGATCTACGCAAACACCGCGGCTATCTTGCCGCACCAAAAGACTTACTGGCTTGACGAGAGGCATCACATTGACAGGCAGCTCAACAAAGACAGCTAGAGAAAAGGACACAACGTGGCTCTAACCAACTGCTATTGCACGCTGTCTGATCTGAAGACCTCGCTTGCAATCGAGGACATACAGGACGACACCGCGCTTGAAGCTGCGATTCTGACCGCTAGCCGCATGATTGACGACTACACTGGCAGATTCTTTTATCGAGACGGCACCACAGCAGCGCCCATTACTCGCTACTACACGCCCGACAGTTGGTACATTACCAACTTAGACGACTTTGTCTCTCTTAATCAAATCGCACTAGACGACGACTTTGACCAAACCTACACCACTATTCTTGCAGCTAGCGATTACTTAATCGACCCAGTCAATAACGCACGGCGTGGTTGGCCATATACTCGAATCACCGCTATCGACCGCTACATTTTCCCTTATGCTTACCCGCAATCGGTTCGAGTCCAAGCTGTTTGGGGTTGGCCGTCTGTACCAGCAGAAATCGCCATGGCCACCAAGTTACAGGCCTCACGCCTCTTTATTCGGCGCCAGTCGCCTTTTGGCATCGCGGGCACTCCCGAAATCGGCACAGTTAGGCTCACATCTCGGCTTGACCCAGATGTTGAAGCCTTGATTCGCCCATTCCGCAAGATGAGCGGCTTAGTAGCATGATTCCAAGTGAGATCAGAGAAGGCTTGAAAAAGAACCTCAGCGATATTGACGGGCTACGGTGCTACGACCAAGTGCCTGATGTCATCGTTCCACCTTGCGCAATCGTCGGACAACTTGACTTTACTTTTGACTTGAACAACGCCCGCGGCCTCGACCAGTCCAATCTTGATGTGTTTGTTATCGTCCAGCGCTTTTCGGAGCGCACAGGGCAAGACAAGCTGGACAAATACCTAGCTGGCTCAGGTAACTACTCAATCAAGGCGGCCATCGAGTCAGACCGAACTTTGGGCGGTGCTTGCAACACGTTGCGAGTTACTTCAGCAGAGTCGGGCACTTTCCAAATGGGCGATATCGACTACCTGTCTTATCGTTATCGAATCACTGTATGGGGTCAAGGAGACTAACCATGAACTACACAATCGCCTCGGACACACTCGAGGTCGGCACCAAGAAAAAAGGCGACCAAGTCGCTACCAAAGAATTGCTCGAAGCTGGATGCAACATCGCTGCGCTTGTTAGTGGTGGGCATCTTTCTAGCAATAGCCCAACTAAGCCACAAGCAGAAGGAGCCGCAGAATAATGGCCCGATTAGTCCTAACAAACGCGTATATCACAATCAACTCAGTCAATCTGAGTGACCACATCGCTAGCGTCACACTAACCACGAATGACGACGTAGTTGAGACAACTGCTTTCGGCTCAACAGCTCGCACTCGCGTGGCAGGCCTCGGCGACAACTCAATTGCACTCGAGTTCCACCAAGACTACGCAACAAGCAACGTGGAAGCAACGATTTATCCACTGCTTGGTAGCACCACTGCAGTAGTCATCAAGCCAAACGGTTCAACCACAGCAGCAGACAACCCATCATACAGCTTCACAGCCTTGGTTTCCGAGTGGACTCCTTTGAATGGCGCCGTCGGCGAACTCGCAACTGCAAGCGTGACTTGGCCAATCAGCGGTGAAGTAACAAAGGCGGTTTCATAATGGCACGCATTGTTCTAACCAACGTTGCCGTCACTTTCGGCACTACTGATGTTTCGAGCTACGTCACTTCAGTAACACTCGGCTCGACTTTCGACGTAGTTGAGACAACAGCTTTTGGCAACACGGCCCGCACAAGAGTCGCAGGACTTGCAGACAACAGCGTAACCTTGGAGTTCAACCAGGACTACGCCACTAGTGCGCTAGAAGCGACAATCTACCCAACACTTGGCACAGGAGTCTCAATGACCGTGCGCCCAGTTGCTGGCGTGTCGCCTGCATACAGTTTTACCGCGTTGGTTTCCGAATGGACTCCGCTCAACGGAGCCGTCGGCGAACTCGCAACCGCCTCGGTCACCTGGCCGATCAGCGGCGTAATAACCAAGTCATAACCTAACAAGGGGGAACAAATGGACGGTCTATCAATCAAGGTCAAAACCACAGAAGGCGTCGAGGCGTCGTACAAACTGACTCCTCGAGTCATCGTGGCATTCGAGCAACAATACGGTAAGGGAATGCCTAAACTGCTTGGCGAGGAACAAAAGATCGAGCACGTTTTTTGGCTAGCTTGGAAATCAATGCAACTCAGCGGCGTTGTAGTAAAGCCGTGGGGACCCGAGTTCCTAGACACCATCATATCGGCCGAACTGGACTCTGACGCGTCTTTCGAATCCACCGAGATAGCCTAACGTATACAATCGCCGCTATCTCGGTGGAGACTGGCATATCTCCGACCGCGTTGCTAGATGCTCCCGAGGGAGTGCTTGAAGCAATAACGGCCTACATCAAAGAACGGGCGAAAAAGCATGGCTGATGAGAGCGAGATTATCCTCATAGGAATCGAAGACACGCTAGAAGGCCTTAAAAAGTTCGACAAAGAAGCAATCAAACGCTTCAAAAAGGTCTTGAATGACGTGCTTATCGACGCAGAGCGTACGGCTCGGGGTTTTGTCAAGGCCGACCCGCCCATGAGGGGCTGGAAAACCTCAGACCCACTCAAGCCTAAAAAGACAACTCGCGGCGGTGCGGGCTGGCCTGCCTATAACCAAGGCGTGATTCAGCAAGGTATCCGCAAGACAAAAGTGCAAGGCAAGGTCCGAGCCGATTACACCACCAGCGCTGGTGCACTCATCAACGAGTCTGCTGCTGGCGCAATCATCGAGGTTGCGGGTCGCAAATCGGGTGGCACAGGCACAGGCATTCAATTCATCAACAACCTAACAGACGAGATCAAAAATCCTTCTCGCTTGATTTGGCAAGCTGTCGATGCTAAAAAGAAACCAGCAGAAATCAAGGTCTTGGCAGCGCTGAACGAAGCCAAGGCAGAGCTGCAGAAGAACTTAGACAGAGAGCGAGTATAACATGGCAATCGGCGCAGTAGTCGCTCGCATACTCACCCAGTATTCTGACAAAGGCACAAAAGCCGCTGTCAAAGACATCTCCAAAATGGAGAAGAAGTTTACCAAGTTCGCAGACAAAACAGCCAAAGCATTTGGGTTAGCGGCTCTCGCGGCTGGCGCTTTTGCAATCAAGATCGGAAAAGACGCCGTTCAAGGCGCGATGGAAGACCAAAAACAGCAAGTCGCTTTGGCACAGGCTTTGCGCAACACAACAGGCGCCACAGATGAAGCAATTGCTGCCACTACCGCGTACCTAGACAAACTCGAGTTAATGGTCGGCGTTGACAACCGCGAATTGATTCCATCTTTACAAGTATTAACGCAGGCGACAAAAGACGTCGCACAGGCTCAAACACTGCAAGGCCTAGCCCTTGACATCTCGGCTGCATCTGGCAAAGATTTGCAAGCTGTTTCAATCGCGCTTGCCAAGGCAGTCGGTGGCAACGTTACCGCTTTGACCAGGCTCGGTGTGCCTTTAGATGCCGATGCAGTAAAAGCAAAAGACTTGAACGCCATTTTGACCTCACTGGGAGAGACTTTTAGCGGGCAGGCCAACAAGCGAGCACAAACGTTCGAGTTCCAACTAGGTAGACTTAGGCTGGCCTTCAACCAGATTCTCGACCAGGTCGGCTATGCTTTAATCCCATTTTTAGAAAAACTAGCCAACACAGTGCGAGACAAGGTCTTGCCAGCGTTGTCTGTATGGATTGAGCAAAACGGAGCCAAACTGGCGGCTGCATTTCAGACTAGCATTTCGTATGGTGTAGCCTTTTTCAAGCTCATAATCGATTTATTCTCATTCGTGGCACGCAACGCAAAAGTGTTTGCCACTATTGGCGCCATCATTGTGGCCGCCTTTTTCGGCGCAAAGACTGCAGCCGCAGTTGCGGGCTTAATCAAGGGCATTCAAGCCATTATCACAGTAATGAAAGCCCTTCGGACGGTCTCACTTGCATCAGCCGCGGCAACTGCATTGGCAACGGGTGGAGTCTCTGCAGCAGCAGGCGCCGCTGCTTTCGGTGTCGCTTTGGTTGGCATAGGAATAGCCGCCAAGAAGTTCAATTCAGACTCCGACAAAGCAACCGACGCGCTCGGCAAGTTCGGCGTCGATCTTAAAGGACTAACCGTTAGCGCTGACGATTACACCAAAGGACTGGGCGGCATCACTTCAGCCACAAACGGTGTCACTGCAGCGACTAAAGGTGCGGCGCAAGCGTCTGCGCTTTTGCTCAAGTTACAGAACAAGTTCGGACTCAAGGGCTTAAAAGAAACCGACCCAGTCACATTGGAAGCGATTCGCAAAAATCAGCTCAAGCAACGAGCGCTGGGCCTCTCTAGTCCGACTATCTCACTGCTCGCTTCTGCTGGCCACGGCAATATTGCAAAGAACACCACTATGAACGGGGGCAACATCACGGTGAATGTCGCGGGCTCTGTGGTATCGCAAGGAGATCTCATTAACGGTATTAAAAACGGCCTAGCCACGCTAATGCGCCGCCGTGCGGGCAGTCAGTTCGCGGTACTCTAATGCCAGCTAACGCACCCAGCATCACCGTCGCTTTTGGCATCAATGGCTCATACACCAATGTTAGCGCTGACCTCATTCTTGAGGTCGATATCAGGCGCGGACGTCAGTACCAAAATGACTTTTTGGAATCTGGTACTGCAGCCGTCATTTTGAACAATCAATCAGGCGCTTTTGACCCAAGCAACACGTCCAGCGCCTACTACAGCATTTTGGTCGCAGGCATGCAAGTGCGTATCACTGCGAACTCGACCGTCATTTATACTGGTGTCCTCGAGGACAACGCAGTAAACCAAGGCATTTACCCAACCGTATCGCTCGTTTTTGTTGACGGCCTGGCGCAGATCGCGCAAGCAATCGCCCCAGCGCTCGCCACCAGCAGTTTCTCCGAGACCGCGGCTCTAAGAGCTGCAAGAGCGCTCGACCTTGCTGGCTGGCCAGGGGGTGGTTCTCGTAGCCTAACTGGCACGACTGTCATGCAAAAAACCAAACAGAACATGAGCTGCCTCGAGATGCTCGAGCAGTGTGCGAACTGTGTCGGTGGCCGTTTCTACGTCAGTCGCACTGGAGTTGCAACCCTTGTGGATATCGCAGACAAGTTCACCCGCCCAACTAGACTTTTATTCTCAGACCAAGGCGACGCCAACAGCGTCGGTTATGACGGCCTGATCACCAACCCTGGCACAGACTTTGTATATAACGAAGGCATTGTGTTCAGAGGCCCAAAGAAAGCGCAAAAAACCGCTCGGTACGCAGCCAGCGTTTCAACTTATGGCTTAAAGTCTAAGAAGCTAGACGCTCCAATTCTGAGTGAGACCAGCGCTGCCAACCTAGCACTGTACGCCGCACGCAAAGACGCAGACGCCGTGGTTTTGGCTGAGCAGATTGACTTCACAGCAATCGGCATTGGCGCTCTTGCTACTGACATGCTAGAGACAGAGCTTAATGACCTAGTTCAAGTCAAGCGCCTGACCTACGACGGTCGCAACATTACTATTAACAGCGTGGTTGAGGGCCTTGCCCATTCGATTACTTCTGACAACTGGCGCGTCAGCTACTTCACCTCGGTAGTTGACCCTTACACCATTACACTCTAAGGGGGAGCGATGCCACTTTGCCCGCAAATCACAATCACGCCAATCACCGTCACTTCAACTGGCATGACTCAGACCTCTATCATTCCAATCGTAGCAGCTTCAACCGAGGAGATTGACGAGCTTCAAGTCGAGATCGACACTATCGAAGTATCAGTCAACGGCAAGAACCACATCTATCGTCAACCAACAGCTCCCGACGGCACTGCGTTCCCGCTGACCGAGGGCGACGTTTGGTTTGACACAGACGACGGCAACAAGCAATATTACTGGACAGGCACAGCCTGGGTCTCAGTGCAAGACGCTGGAATCGCAGCAGCAGAAGCTGGTGCAGCGGCAGCAACGGCAGCAGCAGCAGCGGCCTCATCAGCGGCCGCATCTGCAACAGCCGCAGCGGCGGCGGCAGCAGCAGCAGCAACAGCAGCACAAACGACAGCCGACGGCAAAAACCGCATCTACAGACAGACCACAATGCCAACTACTGGGCCATTTGCAGAGGGTGACCTTTGGTTTGACACTGATGACGACAACAAGTTCTATAGGTACACCGCTGGTGCGTTTGCTGCTTTCACTCTTGGCAACGAAGCTCTTGCTTCTCTTTCAGCCAATAAGCTAACAGCTGGCACGATTGATGCCTCGGTTATCACGGTCTCCAACATTAACGCTGGCAATATTTCAACTGGCAACCTCAACGCAGACCGCATACAGGCAGCCAGCATCACTGGCGCAAAACTCGTTGCGGGCACAATCGAAGCGGTCTCTATCGCGGCCAACACAATCACAGGTGCGAAGCTTGCAGTCGGCACCATTGAGGCGGTCTCAATCGCCGCAGGTACAATCACTGGCACCAAGATAGCCGCTGGAACAATCACTGCCAGCAACATCGCCACTGCCACAATCACTGCAACACAAATCGCGGGTGGCACAATCACTGCAGACGAAATCGCGGCCAATACAATCACAGCCCTCGAAATTGAGGCTGGCTCTATTACTGTGGACCGCTTGTCAGCTGGCACACTCACCGCGTTTACACTCAGAACTTCATCGGGCGCTCGCCGCGTCACAGTCTCAGCCTCTACCAACTCGATCTCATTTACAGAGTCCAGCACAACCGTTGGTCACGTTGGCCCAGCTGCTACCGACGGCGTTGTTATTCACTACGGTTCAACTTTTAATCCAAACGTTACGACTTACCCGCTAGCTTATGTGAGTTCTAACTCGGTCATTATAGCGCAAGCAGCCGCCAAGTATGTAGAAGTAAGTTCCACAGGTGTGGTCATGAACGGCAACGTTTATACCTTGGACGCTTTTTACAACCAAGACCCTTCAACAAGCGCAAACGCCGCTAACACCCGCATGGACACTGACGGTCGCACAAGACGCAGCACCGCTTCCAGCGCTCGCTTCAAAGAGGAGATTGCAAACATTTCGACTGTTGTAGACCTTGACCCAAGCAAGCTGCTCAGCATTCCAATCCGCGCATTCAAGTTCAAATCCGACTACCTCGACCCAACCGACAACAGGGCGGGCATGGTAGTGCCAGGGTTAATCGCTGAAGAAGTCGCAGAACACTACCCAATCGCCGCCGACCGCGGCAACGACGGGGTGGTCGAGAACTGGAACGAACGTTTCGTCATTCCTGGCATGTTGGCTTTGATTCAAGACCTGCACGGCAGAGTCGCCACACTCGAGGGGAAGCCATGAAGGAGTACATAGTCGGATTCAACGACGACGGCATCTTGGTCACAGAGCAGGTCTCAGCCACTGACCCTGACGAAGCGAAAGCAGAGGCACAGCCACTGCACCCAGATTTGCCAATCATATTCGTCAAATGGCTCAAACAAGGGGGAACAAATGGATAACAACACAGAGCTCGACATCAATATCGTAATCGCAGCACTTAGAGAGCAGATCGGTCTGTTAGCTCTAGACAAAGCGATGCTGACTGCGAGAATCGGAGATCTCGAAGCAGAACTTAAGGAGAAGAATGACCGTGAATGACTGGGCTGCACTAATACTGGCAGTCATCTCAATACTGGGCTCGTTTGTTGTGGCCGTGCGCTGGCTCGTCAAGCATTTCCTGAATGAACTGAAGCCAAACGGTGGTTCAAGCCTCAAAGACTCTGTCACAAGACTCGAGAGCCAAATGGAACTCGTCATCAAGATACTCACAAAAGGGGACAAGGTTGAAAAGCCTAAAAGAATCCGCAGATAGTTACGTCGGCTACACCGAGGGGCCAAACAACAACACCAGCTTCGGCAAGTGGTTTGGACTTAATAACCAACCGTGGTGCGCTATGGCAGCCTCAAAGATCTACCATGAAGCTGGTATGATTGACACTGTCGCACCGAAGACCAAGCCAAAAGGCTTTGCCTCTTGCGATGAGTGGCTCAAATACCTGACCAAGAACAACCAGTTGGTCCCAATCGGACAGGCGCAACTCGGAGATCTGGTCTTTTTCCAGTTTGACGATGACGCACAACCTGACCACGTCGGCATTGTTCGCTGGCACAACACCGCTTTGAAGTACATCAACGTTTGGGAAGGCAACACCAGCGGCAACGCCACGGGTAGCCAGTCCAACGGCGACGGCTTCTATATTAAGAGACGCCCCTACAAGACCATCATGGCAATCGCTAGACCCAAAAAAGGAGCATAATGAACAAGTACGCTGTCCCACCTATCGTCAAGACCTACCTCAGAGCAGCCGCAGCGGCAGTCGCCGCCTTATTTTTAGCTGACCCAAACCGCCCACTCCGCGACTACGCGGCCGCGGGACTGGCAGCCGTCCTTGGACCTATCATCAAGGCCATCGACCCTAAAGAAAAGCAGTTCGGAATGGGCTCCGACGAGTTCGAGGCGAATAAGAACGTAGCCGAGTAACCAGCCTTTACCACGACCCCCACCACTGGCACCCCCAGCGGTGGGGGTCTTTCGCTATGTTCGAGGTGTGACAAACAAGACACCACGCCGATATTGCTCTTGTATTGACAGCGTATACACGGATACAATAGACTTATCCCATAAGCCCGAAAGGGACCAACGAACGGAAGGCAAGAAAATGACAAAGACACAATACGCAGCAGAGCTAGGCAAGTGCTACGCAAAGACAGCAGACGGCCACATTCGCGCTTACAAAGACGGCGGTTTGTTCCGTCTTTACCTAGTCGGTCGTGAAATGATTTGGAACGCAGACAGCACAGACTTCAAAATCGGCAACCGCCTTGAGGCAGTCGCTACAGACGTCCACATTCGCGACATCGAGAACTTCGAAATGGCAGTCTACGAATTGCAGTGCGAGCTTAACTACCTTGCAAAGGCAGGTGCATAATGAATGGAGTAGCCACACCAACAGCACTAAAGATCGACGAAGCAGTCCTACTAGTAATCGCAGACGGCGAATGCGCAGTTCCACAGGATAACCCATTTGGTGGCGTTGACATTTGGTTAGAAGGGCAGACTGGCCTTTTAACTGACAGCAAAGGCCGCATGTACCTTGCAGAGGGCGTTCGCCTTGCAACCGATGACGAGACCATCAGCGTCATCAAGTTCGTAGGCAAGGGACTCGTCGCAAGCAAGGTCACACTTGACGGCGACATCTCAGCAGAGCTTTTGGCTCAAATCGCGAAGGGACTTCTCTAATGAATCTTTGGGCAGTTCGCATTTTTAGAAATCGCACCTGGCACCCTGTTCGTTACTACGCCACACAGAGCGAGGCCGCTTCATTTGCAGTTGCGGCCATGGTTGGCGGCGGCGAGTGGGACATCAAAGAAGTGTCGCTTGAAGAGGCGAATAGAGCCAGCGCATGAAGCTGGAGCTGACACCCGAGGAGTTCGAAATAATCCTGGCGGGGCTGGGCTCGATGGTTCAAGATAGGCGCTTTAGTTCAAACCGCCAATGGGACGCACAACAGCTAGGCAAGAAACTTCACCAACTAACGGAAGGTAATTGAAATGGGCGCAGTTAAAGAGGTATTTATAGACATGCAGGACGAGATGCGTGCAGTCGCAAGGCAGCTAGAGTATGCCACCGAGGACGGCGAGCCCGAGTTGATTTATGACACTCTGATCGAATGCACCGCCAAGCTGGCGGTAGTCACTCGCCGCTACCACAATATGTGGTCCAAGTGAGCGAGCCAATACTCGAGGACGACCATGCCAGGGGTTACGGTGACGTCTGCGAGATCTGTGACGAAATGGCGCATTTCTGCGCCTGTGGCCAGCCCGACACTATGGAAGAGGCTGCGTTTGAGAAGTAGCTCGGCGTGTCGTATTGACAACGTATACACGGGTGTGCTACGCTTATCCCATAAGCTCAGGAAGGGGCCCAAAATGACATACAAAAGCAAGAAGGTACTAGTAGGAAGCGAGACCGTGACAGTCACGATCTGCTTGACAGAGGACGAAGGACTTGACATCAATGATGGTGGCAAGTGGCTTCTAATATGTGAGGACCACAGCTCAATCATTCAAGACACCAACAAGCGCCGTCTTTGGGGCAGTGCTGATGAAGTAGCAGACTGGTGCGAGGAATGCCGCATCAATGACCGCGTCACAGTGGGTGCATAATGGCAAACCGCCCGCTCATTTCATCAAGCAAGGTCCGCGCCACAATCAAAAAGGTTGGTGTTCCATACGTAGATGCAGTTCGCGCCTACCACCCTACTATCGCACGCGGCATCAACGCCTGGCAGCTTTGCGATTCAGTGTACATTCGTTCATACGGCACAGACGAGCAGCGCGCTGAGTATGTCGCCAAGCTTGACGCTGCACTGCGCGAGTTTGGTCTAACCGTTGCAAAGTACGACGGCACTTACACAATGCGAATCGAGTTGGCCGCATGAACGGCGCTCGCGAATACCTGAAGGAGTTCACTTCAGCTCGGTGCACCCTGGGCAGTCATGCCAGCTGTACCAAAGTCGCCCATATGGGCGCATTTCCCAGCCGTCGCCGCCCGTGCGACTGCGATTGTCACGAAGGAGACAAGGAATGAACATAATTAAGACCAGCAGAGGCGCTTGGCAGATCTCAGCGCCCGTTAACAACGGCCACGACATTTGGGTCGAGATACGCACCTACTACGACATCGATGAAAAAGAGGCAGTCGCACGCTTTTACAATGGCGTGTGGAACTCAGGCTGGACGGTGGCCGAATGACCGTCAAAGCTAAGGAAAACGTAGAGCTTAAGAAGCTAATGGATTGGCATTTGCACCAAGCAGCCGAATGTCGTTCAGCTGACGAAGTCGGCGAACGCGATTTTCACATTTGGGCAGCGACCTTGATATCAATGGTGAGGGAGATCAGATGAAGTTGACAAAGCGAGGCAAGAGAGTTCGTGCTGTTTTTATCCTTGTGGCAATCGTTGCCACTTGGCAAGTGATGGGGCATTTGTGGTGGGTCGGAGACGGCTACTGCTGGGGCGGCATGACTGAATGCATGTTGGGAGATAAATGAGTAAAGAGACACCAATTCGTACCGTCAGGGTTAATGACAAACTGTGGAAAGCAGCCAAAACCCAGGCCAAACGCAAAGACACCACGATTTCTGAGGTTATCAACGAGGCCTTGCGCGATTTCACAACAAAAAGGTCCGCATGATTGGGCGCTACACCTCGCGGGAAATGCAGAACGTTTGGTCAGACGAAAACAAGTACGCCACTTGGGCTGCCATTGAGGTTGAAGTCATGAAGTCTCAGGGCAGATCTCAGTTCGGCATTGAAGTCGAACTGTGGCGGGCTCTTGAAATGGCGCTTGTGCCCTCACCCGACCAAGTAGCAAGGCATGAAGAGCGCCTAAAGCATGATGTCATGGCATTCCTTGAAGCGTGGCGGTGCAATACCGACAACCGCGAGATACACAGGTGGCTACACTACGGGCTGACCAGCTCTGACGTGGTCGAGACAGGGCAAGCCGTCTTGCTATCTGAAGCCAACTGGCTTATTGCTAACGCTGGCTATCAACTGCTCGAGGCCTTTGTCGATCACGCTCTGAGATATAAAGACACCAAACGAATTGGACGCACTCACGGGCAGTTCGCAGAGCCGACGACTTGGGGCTATCGAGTTGCAGACTTTGCCTTGGCTATCAGCAGGGGACTTGACCGCTTTGCTGCTGCCTGTAATGATGTGCAGGTCGCCCATATCTCAGGCCCGCTGGGCAACTACGCCCACGTGCCCCGCAGTGTCGAGCTGGACGTGGCCAAACGCTTCAGGCTTAACGCGCCTGACAGTGCCACGCAGGTCTTAATGCGAGACTCTCTCGGCGCTTGGGCATACTCGCTGGCTAGTCTAGTCTCGATCTGTGAAGCCTTCGCACTTGAAGTCAGGCACGGTCAGCGCTCTGAAGTCAAAGAGCTGTTTGAAGGTAGGTCGGCGCACCAAGAAGGCTCCAGCTCAATGCCTCACAAGGAGAACCCGATAACTTCTGAAAAGATCTGCGGGTTGGCCAAAATGGCCAGGGCCTATGTCATGCCGATTACCGAGGGCGTTGCTCTGTGGCATGAGCGCGACATCAGCCACTCATCTGTTGAAAGAATTGCAGTGCCTGACCTTTGCGCTATCACTGAGCATGTGCTGACCGAGACCTTCAAGCTTGTCAGAGATCTCAGAGTGAACGAGGCTGGAATGCGTTACAATACTAGTGAAGGCAGCACCTTCATGCTCAACCAATACATCAAAAATGGCATGACTAGAAATGAGGCGTACAAGGCCGCAAAGACGGGGGCGCGTGTGGGCAACTGCCCGCCAGCTGATGTCCAGCACACTTGGGACGCTTTGTCCATAATCAAAACAGCACTCAACGAAGCCAGGCTAATGAACGGCGTGTCGTTGGCATGAAAATGTCATCACGCTGTGCTATACTTGGTCCAACACGGGGGAAGGAATCCGAATGTACTCTTTTAAACACGCGGTCCGAGTAGAGACTGACAACAACTGGTCTCGGCAAGTCTCGGCGATTCTTAAGGAGCCGCTACCATCAAACGTCACCTACTTAGGGGAGAACGTGCATGGCAGCTGGTTCAAACTACAACTACCTGCGAGCGTTTGGGCGCTCGCCGTTCGCTCTAACCTTACCACTTCGGTGGGCGTGTACCACTCGCCTGCTGTGTTAGAGTACGAAATGGGAAAGGCTTTAAATGTCAGCTCGAAAAAGACCAAAGTCTGAGATCGACCCACAATGGCTCAAGTTTCAGGCAGTGTTATCGCGGGGGACCGCTCAAGACTCCAACTCCGTCAACTGGCGCCTCATCACCCTGTTTTTAGGGGTGTTGGTGCTGGTAGTTTGGAGTCTTGGGTGAGCAGCTCCCGCGTCCAACGGGGGTACCAAAGTCAGCGCCTCGTCGCTGAGTATTTCAGAAGTAATGGCTGGCCATATGCGCAACCCGCAGGGTCAGGCAGATCGGGAACCGACATCACTGGGGTAATAGGGGTTGATGTCGAAGTTAAAGCTCGGCGGGGGATTAAAGTCGCCGAGGCTATGAAGCAACTCCGAGACAGGTACCAAGAGGGGCATTTGCCAGTGGCAATACTCCGCTTGGACGGCCAAGGCGAAGCTCATATCGCGGATTGGCCCGCCATCGTGCCACTCCATATTTTCATCGACCTATTGAAAGCGGCGGGTTATGACAAACCAAAGTTCTGATCTGCCCGAGAGGAGCGTTTATGCGCCCACTAACACAAAAGATGATTACAATACTAGGGGTTTCACTAGCAATATCGACGACATCGAACCTGTTGTCAGCAGTTCCAGCGAATCCGATTGTATATGCCGAGCGACCAATTCTGATGCAAGTGGACGCGAAGGCCGTGGCTCGGGAGTTGCTACACGAAAAATCGTTCAAGTGCTTCACCCAGCTGATTGGCAAGGAGAGCGCTTGGAATCCCCAGGCAGAGAATCCTGTCAGCAGTGCTTCGGGTATCGGACAGCTACTTGATGCAACTTACAAGAATCTTGGCATGAAGCATTCAGATGCCGAAGTGCCACAGCTGGTCGCAACTCTCGCCTATATCGGGCGAAAGTACGGCTCAGGGGGGCCATGCGCCGCGTGGGCTCATTTTAAGAAGCACAACTGGTACTAAGGGGGAACAGTGAGCGCATTCGACAAAGACAAACCAAAGATCGACCTGCCACTCGACGTGGCTGCGTGGATTGAACTCTACCGAAAGACTCAGGGCGAGATCAAAAGCCTTGAGGAGAAGCTAGACCAAGCGAAAGCCAAAATCCAAGAGATGATGGGCGAAAGCGAGATCGGCCTGCTTGACGGCAAGGTCGCAGTTCGTTGGACCAAAGTCACCTCTTACAGGCTTGATATCGCCAAGGCCAAAGAGATCTTGGACCCCAAGATTTACACGTTTCTGTCTCGGGAGTCCGAGTCTCGTCGCTTCACGATAGTTGAGCCCGATGTCAATAGTTGACCCAATCGTGCCAGCTCCTGACTGGGGTCGTCAGCCAAATATCCCCGACCACGAAATCTACGAGGACGAGGACGACGAGTGAGTTACGCGAGACTTTTTAGCGACCAAGAGGAGTATGCAAATGCAGTCCGAGACGTCGTCGTACAGGCGGGCATCTGGTCGCCGAGAGCAGGGCAAATCCAAATCGGCCCGAGCGAAGTTGGGCACAAGTGCACTCGGCGTCTCGCATACAAACTCCTCGACTGGGACAAGCCAAACGAAATGCAGGGTGGCTCTTGGGCCGCTCAGGTTGGCACTGCTATTCATGCGTACCTCGCAGAGGTCTTCGGCAAGCGCGAAGGCTTTCTTATCGAGCAGCGCGTCACAATCCGAGGCAACCTCGCAGGTACGGTCGATCTCTTTGACATCAAGAACGGTGTGGTGCTCGACTGGAAAACGACAGGCGCGAGCAAGCTGGACAAGTACCGCAGGTTTGGGGCTGATGCCCAGCATATCATTCAAGTTCAACTTTACGCCTACGGCCTCGCTCAGCAAGGCGCTGATGTCAAAAAAGTGGCACTCTGCTACCTACCAACGTCAGGCTCGCTTACAGACATGGTCATGGTCTTACAAGATTACGACGAGCAAGTCGCGCTCAACGCTTTGGGCCGCCTTGACTCGATTCACGCACTACTGGCCGCGGCAGATGTCGAAGCCAACCCCGAGATTTGGAGTCAAATACCCGCAGAGCCCGACAGGCTTTGTGCTTGGTGTCCATACTTCAAACCATTCAGTAAGTCTCTCGTAGAAGGGTGCCCAGGTGACACTGCCTGAGAAAACCATCAACGACATCATCAAAGAGATGCTCGAGTCTGCTGAAGAGGAACCCACCACCAACACCAACCAACAGAAAGTAGGGGAATAATGGAAGCATTCGCTTCGCCAGCCGCCGCAAGCGCTGGTCCAAAACCAGCTGACTTGCAAGGTCAGTTGCTCATCTTCAAGCCAATCGAATACCGCTCAGGTATCGAGACGGTCAACGGTCCAGCTGACGCGATTTCGTGCGACGTCACCAACCTTGACACCAACCAAGAGTACAGCGATGTCCTCTTTTTTAATATCGCCATTCGAAACGCACTCAGGCCGTTAATCGGCCAGCGCGTACTCGGTCGCATTCAACAAGGTGTGGCTAAGCCTGGCAAGACTGCCCCATGGATTATTGTGGACGCTTCTGCAGATCAGGCAGCGATTGCCAAGGCCGCGGCTTACAAGCCAGGGGCAACAGTAACGCCAGCACCAGCCGCAGCAGGTGGAGTGCCACCCGAGGTCGCGGCTCTTTTAGCTCAACTCGGGGCTAAGCCTCTCTAGATTTCCTAGAGCAGTATCCTTCCACTGGTCTCTAGGGAAGGCGCGGTGCGTACAACTGAAAGGGGAAGTCAGTCGGGACGCAGTGGGTTCGAGGCCCAACACCGCACAAGACAAACAACGAACGGGGGGTGGCTTAGATGTCCTTAGAGGTGCTAACAGCAGCGCTTAGATTCGCGGCAGCTGGCTGCTCGGTTGTGCCAGTCATGGCAGACGGCTCCAAGCGCCCTGGCATTGGTGCGTGGAAAGAGTACCAGCACAAGCTGCCAACCGTTGAAGAGCTTCAGTCTTGGTTTAAAGACGCCAAGGGCGTTGGTATCATCACGGGCAAGATCTCAGGCAATCTCGAGATGCTCGAAGTCGAAGGTCGCGCTGTGGCTGACGGCATTCACACCGAAATCAAAGACATGGCAATCGAAACTGGTCTTGGCGAACTTTGGCAACGGCTAAACGAAGGCTACTGCGAAATGACCCCGAGCGGCGGTCTGCACTGGTTCTACCGCATAGACGGCGAAGTCCCAGGCAATACAAAGTTAGCTAGGCGCCCCGCTTCAGGCGACGGCGTTGATGTGCTGGCCGAGACCCGCGGTGAGGGTGGCTTCGTGGTTGCAGCCCCCAGCGGCGGGTCTTGTCACCCGTCAGGTGGTTCTTGGTCTTTGATTTCGGGCTCGATTGAGACAATCCCGACTATCAGCGTCGGCGAGCGCGAAAGTCTCCATTCCTTATTTAGATATTTCGACCAACTTCCAAAGGCGTCGGTGGTAGCTTCAGAGGTCACGGAGAGGCCTCGGGACGCGAACTCGACACTGCCAGGCGACGACTACAACGCAAAGACGACTTGGGACGAGATCTTGCTGCCACTGGGTTGGACAAAGGTATTCTCAAAGGGGCAGACCACCGCTTGG